ATACGGCGTAAGTCAAGCTGACACCACGCTAGGTATCAGGTCTATCTGCACCTCTGACGTAAATCTTTGCGCCATTGATCATGGTGATGTCTAAGTTGTTTACATGACTACCTTGGATCACCTCTCGACCAATATCCAACAACAAATCCCAAATAATCTGCCTAGATTGCCCCATCGTAGGACTCACATACAGCACAGCTGATCCCTGTGGACACTTCAACGCCTCAATGATCAATGTCGTTGCCGCCAACCTAGACTTGCCACAACGCCTTCCAGCCGCCACAACCTTAAACCTCGTCTTGTCAGCAAAAACATCCTGTTGCCAAGGGAGAAGGGAGAAGTTTAGGTCAGACATCTTTTGCCTCTATATCTTCCGCATCTAAGGTTTGGGCATGGTTGACTTCACCAATGCCCGTGATGTTAATCGTTACCGCATTCCTTTGCTTGGCTTCCTTGTCAAACAGCGTGATCGGTAGCGTCCGATCCAAACACATCTTGAGGGCGGCCATTTGGCCTGGGTGGTCATCATTCAACGCAATCTCTATCACCTTCTGCGCCACATCCCTTCCACCAGAATTGATCATCAGGTCTTTTAGTTCCTTGATCCTCTGGTGATCCGTCTTCGGTAACGACAGGCTAGGATTCGCCGCCCATCGCTGGATGGTGAGTTTCTTCACACCCTTCGGTCTACCAACCTTTTTTTTCAATTCAAGTTCGCTCATAACAAAATTTTACTCCTTTTACCTTTTCGTGTGGGGAGGTGGCTCCCACAAAAACTCTGGCATCGAGCCACCCCCTCCCCCCATGACAAGTGAGTGCAAACTAACTTAAAATCTCGGGTAAACCCTTACAGTTTTGCAATTCTGCTTCATACAACATTCATTATGTAAAGTTATTTTGTAGTTATGCACAGGTTATACAGAGAGTTGTGTTGCGTTTCTGCACCAGACACCCAAACTGGGGATAACTTTTGCATTCGCCTGTGGATAACTCGGATTAACCGACCGACTGGTCGGTCGGGAAACGGGAAAAGTGAAAGGGTCGGGTGGTGCATTTCCGCCATACCTGACACCAGACGGAGAATAGTTCTTTAAAACCCTCTCAAACCGCATTAAAACCGCCTACAACAGGTTTTTCTGGCTCGGACGGGGCAACGCCCAAGAAATCATCTAGATCGTCCTTTGGTCTGTATCCGTTGTTCCACAGTTTCTGATAGATTTCTAGCAAGGTATGCCAACCTTGAGTTAGATCGCCACGACCAGCGACCAAAAGGATTTTCCTCTCCGATGTTCCAAGTTTGCGCTTAAACCAGACAGTATCCGTTCTGCATGGTCTGCCTCTCATATCACCTCCAACTCAACCGCATACACCTTGGCACCACCAGAACGCTGGCGATACTGCCAATCAAGACGCTTATCGCCATCATCAATCCCAAGCCAATCAGCGACACCATCACGGGTTGCCTTGAAAGCCGACTGCAAGTTATCACCATCCAACTGGCGAGGCGCAATCCTCGTTAGCACCAGCGTCAAAGGTAATGGCGGCGGAACGGCCACCGATGCCAAGGCGTTAAACGCCTTTTGCCGTTGACTTTTCGCCAATCTAGCCTTAACAGCCCAATGTAGTCTTAAGTTCGCAATTGAGACAATCTTCATTTCTATCCTTATTTCAATCATTTCTTACCTTCTTCACCAAACAACAGCCAATCCCCAAAAACCCAATCCTTCCTACCTCATCCGATCCGTCCGCCATCCGAACCATCCTTAGTCTTTAGACTAAGGAGGAAGGATTCGGATGATTGGCAGGACGGAAGGCGGATGGTTTCGGATGGTTTCGGATGGTTTCGGATGATGATTCGGATGCTATCCTTATTATCCGAATCATCCTTGTTCGGATGACTTCGGATGACTTCGGATGCAAATCAATCAATCTTCACCTCACTTGGCTGGCTATTTCTGCTCTTGTAACCACCATCCACCTCAACCACCAAATCCTTAGATATCATACTTTTTACTACTTCCCAGAATCTGTTGTTCTTAACTCCATGCTCTTTGGCTGAGTCTCTCCACTCGTCATATCCAACTGGTCTGAGTTGGTGATTCTGGAACAAACTGACTTCTAGCATCACCAAGCATTCCATCACTTGCTTTTGGTTTGGTGATAGGTAGGTCTTCTTTTGCACTTGGCTAACTAATCCCGAAATGTCTACCGCTGTCAGGTATGCACCCTTGACAGGCATCCCGTTCTTGTTGTTGATTGGCAAATCAACTTGGGTTATCTGGAAGTTCTTGGGGGATGGCATTTCCGCATCCTTCATCTTCTTGGATTCAAACGCTATGGTTTTGGTGCCTGAATCTAGTTGGCACTTGTATTCCGCATCTAGCGCACCCTTTAGGGCTGTTGACCCTCTGGATCGATCTTTGTCTGCCACTCCTGAGTGGTGAACCACCATGACACAGCATTTCCAAGGTTGTCTGAGGTAAACATCGAGATGCTGAATAAACGCATTCATATCCTGTGTGCTGTTTTCATCTCCACCATGATTTCTTGCCAAGGTATCAATCACAATCATGCTTGGTATGCAGTTGGCTTCTGCCGACAACTGTTTTATAGACTCAGCCACAACTGCCGCCTCTGTTGCATCGTACAACTGCGCTGCACGATGGGACTTGTAGAGTGGAACACCAGCCAAGCTGGTGCCATTACCGATCTGCCATGCCTTCAGCCTTCTGGCCAAGCCGTTGTGACCTTCACCAGCGATATAGAACACACTACCTTGCTTGACATCATGCCCATGCCAAGGTTTACCAGTTGCAACGCAGCAAGCCAAGTCGATGGCAACAAAACTCTTTCCACCGCCTGGATCTCCAAAGACTTGCGCCAGCGAGTCTGCCTCGATGTAATCATCCACCACCCACTTAATCTCTGTCAGTTCCAGACTATCTGCTCTGGTGAATTCAAACGCCAACTTGTCTATGGCTGGTAACGCCACTCTCTCGATCTGCTCCTTAACTGCCTCGATGCCCTGCAAGGTATGCAAGTCATTGAAGTCTGTTGGTTTGCTTGGTAGATCAGACTCATTAAATGTTGGATACACAATTTCCCCAAACACCAGACTAGCTGCTGCCTTGGCCTTAGCGATGCCAGGATTGCCCTCCGTGAACTGATCATTATCAGCACAGATAACTATGCGAGAGCCTAAGAACATCTCCTTGGCACTCTTGGCTACCTTGGCGAGATTCCCGCAGTCAAACGCCACCAGAGTGGTGAACCCTGTTGCTTGATGAATACTCGCACAGGTTGCGAAACCCTCACCAATAAAGATCACCTTGCGATTTCCTCTGAGTTCATAGAAACCACCCTCGATCTTGCCACCTTTGAGGAATCTTTTATTGCCTTCCGCATCAATGGTCTGGTACGACAGTATTTCCCCTTCTTGGTCAATGACAGGCACAACCAATCTGCCTGCACGATCAATCTTGATCCCATGAGGCTCAATCCTCTTCCTCACCAAATACGGATGGTCTGCACTCGCATCAGCATAGGTACTGACTTCATCCTCTGCCTTCTCAGCCGCCACCTGTTGACTTGCCACCCTGTCAGCTTCACGCTTGGCCTTGAACTCTCCTACCCACTTGTCATGCTCTAACCTCTCAGAGAATGACATACTGCGCCCAATATCTGCCATCCACTTGGACTCAAAGGTAGGCTCCTTCCAACAGCCTGCTACACCCACAGGAATCTTGCCTGACAGGTGCAAGATATACCAACCATCAACTGCACCCTTCTTGGAGGAAATGTGAGGCACACGATGTATCTCGCCATCTGCGATCAAGTCTCTGATCACCAACCCTTGCGCCTCGCAATGCTTGGTGAATCCCTCGATGGGACTCACTAGGTCTTGGCTCTCTGTAGCCGCCGCAAAGCCGTTGGGGAATATGTTTGTGATAGATGTCATTGCAGAATTTTTCCTATGTTTTGTAATACTTGTTGTCTTTCTTGCTTAATGGTTACTGCATTTGAACGCTGCAAATCAAGATAGTACAAATAAGAACTTTTATCAGAATCTAGCATTTCCATTTTCTGTTTTAGTTCTTCACCATTCTTGACAATCTGAAACGGGTCAACTGCGTAACCACTTCTGTCAATCACCAACTGGCAACGGCTGTCGTAAAACATAAGCACATTGTTCATTACGCACTCGTAAAAACGATTGGCCATAAACGCATAGTTGGAATGGGTGTGTTCATCTTCAAAGTAAATGGAATATTTGTAGTCTTTCAGTCTTAGACCTACTGGCTCAAAAAGATCAGCTTCCTTTTCTGTCCACATAATCTTTTCAATAAAACGAGCCTGTATTCCTGCACCTTTATATTTGGCGTGATTCTTAGTTGAGGAACTCAAAATCATGTTGACATTGTTGTAGTCCATCATGTCTTTGATTCGATGCTTACGAAATGTGCCGTAATAAATAACATCTTCCTTTGGCGAATCAAATGTTTTTAAAAACATTTCTTCATCAAAAATAAGAGTGTTCAAATTTACTGTGTGCCAATCAGCAATCCAATCGTTAAGAGTTAAGCCGTTCATCTTCTTGCGGAGAATCCAGCCTCTGTAACCTTCTCTTGGGTTGTTGCATATCATGTTGTAAGGCTTGTTATTTTCTAGGAGCCATTTACGCAACAAAATGTTGTCTTCCATGTCATGGTCATTGACTAACCAATACATATCCGCATTGGTGTTTTTTTGTAAGATTTCCAAATATTTGTTGTACTTCATGTAGGGAGAGGAATATGCACAAATTATTTTGTCGTAGCTGCTTTCCAAGGCTTTGGCTACTTCTGATTCGTGGCTTACCAAATCACAACCAAGAAAATCTTTCAAAATTAAAGAATTTTTAACATGAACTACGGAAGTTGCGGTACTTGAATCTAGGCGTTTTTCACAAGATTCAATGATCAAAGCCCTCATGCTTGTGCCTCCACCAACTCAGGCCAAATCGCCTGCCAAGACCCCTGACAGAGCATCTTTCTGGTGATCTTGCCACCTGACTCTTGCTCAACCCAGACAGCTTGCCAAGCACTCATTTCTCTGCGCCCTGTCAGGCATTGGTAGATATATTGTTCTGAGAGTCCAACCTTCTCGGCCAGTTCTCTCCTCTCTTCGGGAGTGATATTAAGTGTGTTCATAGGGGAGCGAGTCTAGCAGAAAGATAGAACTCTGT